ACATATTTTGTCCAATCCATGTGGGCTGGCAAAGGGTATAACTACAGCGCCATTACAGTTGGAAACAACACCAACTACTACGGACTTCAAGTTAAGGTAAATTCAAAAATAGGGAAAGATTGGACTTTTCAGGTCTTCAATGATGGAGGTTTCGAAGAATCTTATACTATGGATTTTGTTAAAGATAGCCAATTTCCAGAACAAGTCCTTAATGTTGGAACCACAGATGCGACGTCCAATTTTATAAAAGCCTCATTTTATAATGGGTTAGGTCCTCAAGTGCCTAAGACAAACGCAGAGTCTTGGACTGCTCCGACATCATTCCAAACATTGTTTGCACTTACGGACAATCTAGTTGTTACTAACTCTAACACAGCGGTGGGGGTACGCGCCCACGGTGTTGTAAGTGATTCTATCAGATTTGCTAAGTTCATCGACGGAACTTCCTCACTGTATGGAGGAACCAATGGAGACTTGGCTGACAATAGTGGTTCCTTTAATGATACCATAAGAAGTGCCTTCATTGGCAGTCAAGCAAGTAAGACTGGAATCTATGCTTTAGACGACGAGTCTTTGAACATTTCAATGGCGTGTATACCTGGTATAAGTGATCAAATTCTCCAGAATACTCTCGTATCCATTGCGGAAACCTCTCAAAATTTCATGGCTTTGGTGTCCCCTCCGAAAGGGCTTACCTCAGCGCAAGATGCGATTAACTGGACCAACGGAGTCTTCACTGGAAGGACTGCTGCATTGAATAGTTCTTACGCTGCTGTGTACTGGCCTTGGGTCAAAATATTCGATGTCTTTAGCGCAGCCGATACATGGGTTGATCCTGCGGCATTTGCCATAGGAGCCATGTGCGAAACAGACAGAATTGCAAACACGTGGTCTGCACCAGCAGGCCTTGTTAGAGGAAGACTAACGCGTCCTTTTGATGTCGAGGTATCCCTAAATCAGGGTGATCGAGATGCTCTTTACGGGGCTGGCGAATGCGTAAACCCAATTGTTAAGTTTGCTGGTGATGGAATTGTTATCTGGGGGCAGAAAACTACCCAGAGGGCTTCCACAGCTCTTGACAGAGTTAATATAAGACGTATGATGATTATCATCCGCAAGATACTTTTGGCTTCAACGAGACCTCTCGTGTTCGAGCCTAACGATCCTATTACTTGGAGTCGAGTCGTCAACATCGTACAACCTCTTCTTAATAATATCAAGAATGGGAGAGGGATCACCGAGTTTAGGGTCGTCTGTGATGAAACCACTAATACACCACTAAGGGTCGATAGAAATGAGATGTGGTGTAGAATCCTCATCAAACCCACAAAGACTGCAGAAGTGTTTGTAATTGAATTGAACCTTACCAACCAGTCCGCTGATATTGGAACAACTTAAACTATATAGAATAGAGGACATTTACTAATGGCTAGAGGATACTACGCAAATCAAACTGACAGAACTCTTAACATAGGAGATCTTCCGACTTTATCTGAAGGTCTTGAATCATACCGTGCTTTCCAATGGGAAGTAGAAATCGCAATGCCTCCTGGTATGGAGGGAACCGATGATACTGTTTTAACTTTGGCAGCCAAACAAGTGACGAGTATTGGATTTACTTCCGAAGATATCATTGCCGATAGAGTCAACGACAAGTTTTACTACCCTGGAAAAGTTACTCCGGAAGAAGTTACTATTACTTTCGATAACTTGGTTAGAGGACAACTCGCGGAGACTTTGTTCAATTGGATGAGTACTGCATATGACCCTATCAACGGGGTTTTCACTCCCAACTTTACCCAAGGAGATCCCACAGGAGGATTTAAAACTCGTGTAAAGCTTTATCAACTTGATAATACGATGACCCCTGTTAAAATGATTTACTTGTATGGAGCATATCCAAAGGCTTGGAAAACGGCTGAATTTAATTATGGTACTAACGAGTTTCACACAGTGGAACTCATCCTTAGATTTGATTTTGCTGTACAATATGCCGGTACTGATTAAAAATTTAAAATAATTTACTATAATAGGGAATGTCTCGTATGGAACATTCCCTATTTATGTTTGAGGGCTAATGCATATTCTTACAGATCTCCTAGATACCTACTCTAAACTTAGAAAGAGGAGGTATTCTCTGTCAGAAGCCCTCTTAGGAGAGCAAGGCGGTTCCAGGGAACTTTCTCTAAACAGAGAATTTCCAGAAGGGTCATACGAGGAGAAGGATTTACAAAGTTTGTTGCACACTGCAAAATCTCCTGCTACTGGTGGGATATCAGCTGACAATATCGGCCTCTCTCCTTTTATTGGGACATCAACTGAAGACCCTGGAATGGTGGCTTGGAGAGATTACCAAGGAAACAAGCACAGCGCTAGTCAAGATACCCTAATACAATACTTAGAGTTGAGGTTGAAGGATGAGGATGAAGCAGGTCTTGAAGCGGAAGATCTTGGAGCGGAAGACCCTGCTGCCATGGAAATGCCTGTCCTGCACCCGGAAGCTCAGAATATCCTCGGATTGGCACCCCGAATTGAAGACTTAGCTAACGACCCAGCTCTCAATATACCAGATAAGGATGGTGACCTTAAGGAGAGGGCACGCCTCTTAGTTCAAGGTATAGCAGACAAAATCGAAAATAGGATGACACCGGGAGTTACTCTATGGTCACAGCAGTTTGCTGGAATATATGAGCTCGAGGGTGAGGATTTCGGAGAAGAAGCTATAAAAGAATTCGTTGATGACTTCGGTAGCTTCCTGTCCATTTTGTCAGATGCTGCTAAAAATGAAGGAGCTTGTTTCGAGGTGGGGGGTCGCCAGGAGAGAGAAAAGATTTTGAATAGATTTTTCACTAGAGGAGGTACTGGTCAACAAAGTAAGCTTATGTATGGGTCTTTGACAAGCGATGCAGAAAAGCCCTTGATGTCTGCTGGTATTCAAACAGAGAAGCTTAAAGACCACAGCAGCGTGAATCGTTATCAAGGTACTCATTTTACTGGTAGACTTCTGAGTTCCTCCCCTGGTGTAAAAGTGAGCAACCCTCTTTTTGATATTATAGATGCTGTGAGAAAGGTCAAGAAGTGTGATAGTGGAGAGCAGTTAATTTCGTCCACCGGTAGTGCAGGAGGATCTGACTGGCCTACTATAAGGTCACGAGTAGACGAGACAGCCCCTCTTATTGCAAATGCTTTCGTAGATTGGGTAGAGCTATCTCCCAGCCGGAAGAAAGAGAGATTGGGTGAGGAAATTACTGCAGCTCTTCGTCTCTCCATAGGAGCTATTGAATCCAGAACTAACAAGTTTATCGAGTTTGTTAGAGACGCACATGGATCCTTCGATGGGATTGAGAAAATGTATCCAGATGTTGTAGCGGATGCAGAGGAGTTTCTGGAGCATGCTTTTGGGGATAAGGTTCTAGAGGGTCTTGTTACGGACAAGGATGTGAAGAAATTGGCTGTACTAACGGTAGCTTCTTATATGATACCAGAATTAGAGGTCGCTGCGGAGCTCCGTTCATTTCCTGGTTTTGTTGGGATGACTAATCAGTTTGGAGGAGTGACGCTAAACAAGCTTACAGGCTATGTAGATCCTAGTAGATTACCGCATGGTGGGAATGGATCTGAGAGAGCTGAAAAATTTAAAGGCGATAGCGCATTGGTATTTAAGGATAAAGCATCTGCAGAGAGATATTTACAAGGGAACGGTTCCACACACACTTCCTCGCGCCAACGTCTTTTCCAAGAAGATCCACAAACTGGTTACTACTTAATCCCACGTGAGCACAAAAATCCTGATCCGAGAAGAGGTGAGGCTCATGTGCAGTTTGGAAGAGACGCGATAAGTCCAAAGGGTCTCCACTCCCTAGCTTCGAATCAAGTTTTTGAGACTCATCTTAATGCTCTACAGGAAAAGAACGTAAGCCCACAAGATTTGAATAGAGTGCGGGCTGCTCGTCGGCGCTCGATATCAAATTCGGACAGGGTACGAAAAGCTCTTGCTTCTCCCGTAAAACCACCTGGAGTTGACCCTGCCGCGTACTTGAGGGACCCAAACACCTTGGACTCTCTTTTAGGAGATCTACAGGCAGCACGAGCAAACTGTACTTTTCCACAAAATGACCAAATAAGTGATGTGATAGACCGCTTAGAGCGGTACCAACGTGATCCTAATGGCGATAAGCAAAGGAGGAATAAGGAGGGTTTATTCACTGAGACTTGGCATACTTTCAATCGTCTGAATGGAGACAAGCCAGCAAGCCCCAAAGAGATAGAGGCGGCTGCTGCCATGGATTTTCTTATGGGTGGAGCGTCTACTGCGGAGAAAATGATTAGTTTCAGAGTTGGATCAAGAGGAGATATGCTTATGATTCCTCAGAGTGTACTTTTTGATGACTTAGCCACTGAACTTACAACAGGTACTGGGATATATAACGCGAAAACAAACTCCGAAGGTATTGAAGTAGTAGCTGATCCTAAGGGATTCAAGATGTATAGAGGTGGTAGGGAGAGCGGGAAGAATATTGTAGAGGTACGTTACAGAGCACGAGGAGATGGAGGTCCTGGTTCCATGATGGAAGTCTCTGTAAGTCCCAGCGAAATGGTTAGAAGGAGCAAAGGACGCAGGGGAGGGTTAGGAGAATCGAGAAGTCTAGAAATTAAAGCCCTAATACGTGAAACCATCGTTGAAGTTTTCGAAGAAATGTTCATTCGGAAGGCTTAGAAAGTCCTCTAGAAGGTACACATAATACTTTTCCTGAATTCTCAGTTGTTCCTTAATAGGATGAGCTTTTTCGGTTATTACTATTTCCTTCTGTCTATCTTTTTTGTATATTAGGAGCCATTCTCTGTTGGATGTCTTTGCATCCCTCTTAGCTTGCTCTATGAAAGAGTACAAATCACTCTTTTCTTTCCATATGTCTTCCAGCTTCACGTCATAGCCTTTCTTAGCCTCTATGACGAACTTAAATGATTCCGGAGTGATTAGATCCCCATGAACTTTCAAGTGCTCAGGGAGCGTGTGTGTGGTTCCAAAAGCACCGGATCCAGGGGTTCTACAAAACTCCTTTGTGTTGAATCTTGAGTTCAGTTTCTTTGCAAGAGCTCTTTCAAAATTGTTTCCCTTTGCTCGGCTGTTTATGCGTGGTTTTTTGTAAAATTCGTTTTCCAAGTTTAATAGTTTATTTGGGTTCATTTTCTTATTCATCAGCTTTAATAGTGCATGGAAAGGATTCGCGTTCCTTTATTTACTTTCGACCCTACAAAAATTAACTGGAATTTTAAACTTAAAAGGAGTAAGAGAAGATTGAAACTATACATTAAGATGACTAAAGCAGAGACTGAGCAGTGGGATGCCCTGCGTGAAGCTATTAAACCGCCAGAGTCCGATGACAGTGAATTTGCAAAAGTTTTGTTTTTTAAAGGTATTGAGTCCTTTATGACTCAGTTGACTGATCGTATCAATAGCATGACAGATGAAGAAAAAGAGAACATTCTTAAACAGAGTGGGCTCGATGCGTCTTCTCTTGATTTCTCTGGTACATCAGAGAGAATTGATGGCTGAGAGACTCGTAGAAGAGCTCAGCAAAGAGACTCAGCTCAATAACCTAGTAAGAAAAAGGAAAGAGCAGGATTTTTGTCTCTTGTACTATAGCTTATGGGGTAAAGACTGTAACGAGATACTGAAAATCATAGAGGAGTGGAAGAAAGAGGAAGGATATGAAAGACTATATTTAATCAATAGTTGGGATCTCCCTCATGCGTTCACTGCATTTCATATTACGAGAGTTCCAAGCCTCGTGAAAACAACCAAGGGACGTATCCAGGTGATTGACTACTATCCACGGATATATTCTTATTTCAAGTCTGGTATTCGTCAGGAGTCCTGAGATTTTGATATTTTTGAATTTTTTCCGAGTATTTTTTATTTTTAGTGTACATCAATTTTAAATTATTAACGAACACCGTGGTAAAATAATTGAACGCTGAGCCACTTTTAGGATTGAAATTTTTCAGAACTCGAAAAGCTAACATGAAGCATTCCTGTTTTGCATCATCCTGGTCTATTTTGAATTTGAAAGTATGGAGGATGTTTGTTATGAGAAGATCCAACTTGGTAACCAACTCGTCTTCGTATTTTTTAGGATCCTCTAAATAATTTTTAATAGTTTTCTCAAAATCTTTATTGTTTAGATAATGAGTCTTTTTTTTAGATTTAACCATATCTTATTATAGATGCAAGAATTAGAAAATCTCTTTGATTCCTTTGAAAAGGAAGATAGTTCATCCAGTGTTTTCCGGTCCGATGTTGGACCTGAGAAGATTGTTTTTGTGCACGATTCGTATACACATAGACGTGGGAGAGTTTACGAATTTTCAGATAAGGAGTTTGGTATTTTATCAAGTCTCCTTAAGAAAACTAAGCTCCCTATTGACTGTTACCAGTTTGTGGCAGCATTGAAGAGTTTTGATACCCGAGAAGAGGATGTCACTACTGAGGTTTTGACCGCTCATAGAAAGTATTTATCGGAGGATCTTGAAGCTATTCAGCCAAGCCTAATAATACCGTTAGGAAACCTGGCTTTGAAAGCTGTTACCAAGAAATCCGGAATATTGTCTAAGCGCGGGAAGGAATTTGCAGTTGAACTGGAATCTGGGGAAACAGTCCCTGTGGTACCTACTCTCCACCCTTTCTCTTTGTACGTAGAGCCAAAACTTAGATCCTTATTTGTACAGGATATTAATAACGCATATAGCAAGTTTATACTAAAGGAGAACAAGTTTGATGGTTCTCCTTATGAACTCATAAACGGAGATATAGGGAAATTTGATGAGTTGATGGATGAAGCGGATGGGAGTGATGCCGTATCTTTTGATCTGGAGACTAATGGTCTTGATTTCAAGAAACATAAGATAATGACGATAGGCATTTCATATAAGGAAAAGCATGCTTTCGTATTCCCTATTTACCATGCGGAATGTGAGTTTTCTCCATCGGAACTTGCACACATAAGGAACCGAGTAAAATCTCTAATGAGAAATGAGAGAATAATAAAAATTGCACATAATCTGAAATTTGATTATAAATTTCTACGTTCGTGGGGGGTGGAAGAATTTAACAATATGGAGGACACGCAAATAATGCACTCTCTGGTTGATGAGAACGTACCTCATGGTTTGATGGATCTTGTGAAACAATATTTTCCTAAAGAACTATTGAAATTTTAATGAAAGTATTAGTATTAGGGTGTGGGTTGATCGGGAGGACCATAGCGCAGGATCTAGCCAAGCGACATGATGTGACTGTTGCGGACAATACAGAGTCAGCTCTTGATTCTGTACCCGACCTTGAAACTATTCTTTTTGATATTTCTGCCAAAGATTATTTAAAACGAACAGTTAAAAATTTTGATTTAGTTATTTGTGCTGTTCCCGGTTTTCTTGGGTTTGAAACCCTAAAGAGTATAATCGAGGCTGGAGTAAATGTTGTAGACATTTCTTTTTTTCCTGAAGATGCCCTATCCTTAAATGATCTAGCTGTTAAAAATGGTGTGACTGCTGTTGTTGATATGGGGATAGCTCCTGGATTAGATAACTTGATATTAGGACATCATGATTCTTTAATGAAGGTTGACTCTTTTGAGTGCTTGGTGGGGGGCCTGATGAAGGAGAAGTACACATACAAAGCCCCTTTTTCTCCGGCGGATGTCATTCAAGAATATATCAGACCAGCTCGTATGTTTGAAAATGGAAAAGTTGTTACTAAGAGAGCTCTGTCTGACCCTCAGCACGTTGTAATGAAGGATACAGTATTACAAGCGTTCAATACTGATGGCTTAAGGTCTTTATTGACTACGATGAAGCATATCCCAAATATGAGAGAAAAAACCTTACGGT